TCTAGATGCTAATTTTTTAGTTACTCCAATCTTAACTACGGTCTCTTTGGGTCTTATCTTTCGTATATATAGATAAAACGCCATTCGTATAATACTTATATAGCGTAATAATTTTAATTCAATTATTATTTTAAATACTATAAAAAAGAAGCGTTTAAAATAAACTCTGTAGCTATAATATATTCTTATTAGAGAGATTGTCTATATCACCATACAATATTTCACATAATCTCTCTCTTATGTGTGGTATCCCATTTGTTTCAATATAAAATCTATGCTTATATATACATGAAATCAAAAAGAGCAAAAAAAGCGGGAATGCATTCATCCTTATTTTATACAACCAAAGCCAAAACTAAACGACATGCTCAGCGTGTAACTCAAACCCAAAAACGTTCTCCTCCAAGAAAAACCCAAAAACGTTCTCCTAACACAAACGGGTTGTTAATATCAAATACATTACCATATCCTGTTTCCTTTAATCGTCCAGACTTTGATTCGGCTAAAGGAGATGTTGAATCCGAAATAGCACCGATACCTATCATATGTCTAAAAAAACCGGTAAATGAAAAATGGCATTTTAAAGACAAAGTATTAGAAGGATATAAATTACAAGATAAATTATCAAAAAAACACGACTTTGTATGCAAAATCTATCAGCTTATTGATAAGGACGGGTATTTTTATAGTTGGCAAGAAGCCGGAGTAAGTCTAAAAAAATATCTTATCAATAATCCAGCGAAAGAGCTAGCTAAATTAGCCGAAGCTAGCGAAATTATAAAGATATTATATAATGAATATAAATTTGTATATAATGATAGGAGCGTGGATAATTTTATCATTATTAATGATAAAGTAAAAATTATCGATTTTGAACAACTAGAATATAAAATACTAACAAAGGATAAAATAAACGAGCTAAATGTCACTTTTACCGAGGCAGATGGTAAACGGTCTTCCCCCGATAAAAGAACCTCTACCCCCAGAACCTCTACGCCCAGAACCTCTACCCCCAGAACCTCTACCTCTACGCCAAGAACCTCTACGCCCCCAAAGTAAGATGAACTACGTGAAGATATAAAAGACGATAGAATATTCCATAACCATTGTCTAAAAACTTAAAATATAATACTAATATATAATGTATCAAAATCCCTATCATGGAGTTGTTAGAAGCCCGCGGTCTATAATCGGTAGGCCTGATATAAGAGAAGCCCTAACACGATCTAATCCCTATAGAACAACCTCTCCCCAACGAGCTCGTCAAATCGCGCTATCAAAAACGTTAAGACCTAGATTTAGCACCATATATGAAAGAAACGCATTAGGGCATCCATTAATAACTGGTTGGAAAGAACAAACGGCACGCCGGAGAGAGACCCATAGAAAACGACGAAAGAAAAAACAACAGACCCGTACGGCAAAGAGAAAACTAAGAAAGAAACGAAATAATACTCTACGTGGTACGCCTTGGAGACACTAATCTTATGACAACGTATAAGAACGGTTCTCCGGTTGTTGACTACATCCACAGCTAGAACTATTTTCCGTATATTCATAAACGAGAGACATTGCGATAATAATCGTTAATAAAACGATTAATATCATATTAAACGTGACACCTTTGACTACAATTTCCATATATAATTATAATATATATTTTATTCTTGCAATAATTGGTCCATTTTAACATATATTTTCTCACTAATATAATTAAGCGCCTTCAATTTATCTTTAATCATTTTTTTCGTATCTTTCATTTGAGTCAAGATTAAGAGCGTTTTACTATATTCATTCCATTCGGCGTCTTTATCCGACCAATCCTCTCCATATTCCTCTTCCCAAATCTTATTTAAATTGGACACCAAAGTAGCTGTTACAAGCGGAAATAACTTTTTAACAACGGATCCCCCATCCTCCACCTCCCAGTCTTTATTTTTTACATAGAATTGCTGGTTTTCCACATCGGTACAATGTATCGGACGGTCCTTAAATTCTATTTGATTCAGGTTTTTGACAATGACCTCCCCAACCCCATTAGCATATCCTTTAGTTATTTGAGACATGTAATCGGACATACCAATATTCAAGTTTTTAGCAAAGTGATCTAAACTTAACGCATCTTTACAATTACTATCGAGATAAATTTTAAACGTAATGGAATCATTTTTAATGTTAGTGATATTATTCACTACACTGGTCTCTCCAATCTTTGTCATTAATTCATCATTCTTCTGTAATAAATGCTGTATTAATTCATTCGTTGTTTTGGTATCTTGATGCTGTGATAATGTACAGATTTTTTTATGCCTGTATAGAGAAGTCAGGTGCTTGTAACCTTTTCCACAAACGCAATTATTAGCATACATTAACTTACCATCTACCAACATTTTATGTTTGTAGGTTTGCAAATGCTTGGTATAATTACTTTTATAATTGGAGGTATAGTCACATGCCTTACATACGAAGCGTATGCTCATGCTCTAATATAACTACATCATTTTAAGTTGTTAGGTACGAGAATGAGTCCCCTAATTTATGCATAACATAGTAAACTATTATTTAGCTAAACGTTATAAAATAGAAGCATCACCATGCTGCGGTGGGGGTGCGTACGAAGGGGGCTTCGCTGCTGCATTGTATTCAAAATCTATAGTATTTTGTCTAATACCCGTTAAATTAATAAAATATTCAGATAGATCAGGGTTTTCTTTGGTTTAATGTAAAGTTCTTTCTTATCCATCAACCCCATCCGGCTATTATATTCCCGGCATTCACCCGTTTCTCCCGATGTATACGACGGCCTAATATGATAATAATTGTCTCTCCATGCCTTAATTTTCCTAAAATTATTGATTTATAATAATTAGAATTGTCTTATTATACATACGGTAATAAGACAAATTGTGTTTAGGTGGATTTTTGTATTTACATATTATATATTTGTATTGCTTTTTTGAATGCTTATGTTGCCTATGAATCCAATTTCTCTGTATAATATGAAGGAAATGGACCAATATCTAACTCTTTAAAATAAGTTTCATGATCCATATATTATATATATACGTAAAAAATAATACCAAAATATTTTAGACCAGCGAGCATTGGAAGAAAAGGTGTCTATATTAGAACTAGAACCCGTGGAACTCCCTATAAAAATCAAGAAAATATCGCAAGAAATGTTCTATAAAATAATCTCTAAATGATGAATTATTTTATCAGCAGTTTCTCCATCTCCCAACCATGATGCGTCAATCTCCCGCTTTCCACAGAATATTTCTTCCAGCCACACGATTGATTCTTTCTCATTAGAGAGATTATTCGCGTCCAACATAAAACTACAATTAGCCTCCATTGATTGTGGTCCCTCCGTATAATCCCTCGGGACTATCACCGGTGTCTGCATTAATGCCGGTTCTTCCTGACCCGTTCCACTATCCGATATCAAAAATTTACAATGATGAAGCATAAGTAGGTACTTTTTATAAGAGAGAAGGTCAATCATTTCTACCAGTCCTAAGTCCAGTTGAAACTCTTCCACCGATTTACTTGTACCTGGGAACTTTAGCATTTTTACGGGTAATCCATAGGTATTTGCGCATTTATTGGCATACGTCAAAATATGCTCCATTCTCTCTCGTGATTTGAAATTCTCTGGACGATGTATATCCACCAAAATCAATATATTCAAACTATCTCCCACAGGAAGCAACGGCTTACACACCTCCACTATTGTATTACCTACTATATGTACATTCCCGGTAATATTCTCTCTAGTTAAATTCATTCTATACTCTTCATGATAGACAAATAAAATATCACTACAATGGTCACATACCGTGCGATTAATCTCTTCTAACATCCGCTTGTCTCCCGAACGCATCCCTGCCTCCACATGTCCTATCCGGTAACCCTCTTTCTTTAGCGGGATCGCTGCGCACACCGAATTGGAATCTCCCAGGAAGAGAATCATATCTGGCTTGAGATCATGCGTCTTGATGAGGTCAATAATAGCAACCGAGAGATAACCTAACTGATGATAGTGCGTATTGGTCTCTCCCCCTGCGTTTAGGGTATAATCAGGCTTACGTATTTCTAATTCATCAAATAATACACCAGAGGGAAGTTCGTCGTAATGTTGCCCTGTATGCACAAGTATGTGGTTGAAATGGATGTCAAGTTTTTTAAAAATGGCACTCATGCGGATGAAATCGGAGCGAATACCAACGACGGTTAGGATGGTTTTCATATAAATATAATTATTTATTGTATTTATATTTATATATGAATGATTGGCTAATACATAGAATTTTTACCGTTATGTTTAAATATTTTTTTTTAAACCCTTGAAACTTTAAAATGGGCAACCGGGTGGATGAACATATGCTAGATAACCTCCATCGACTAACCATTCATCTATTGCCTTATTTGTAAATAATTGCCAAATGGTATTACCCGTTCCCGTTTTTCCAGGAGAATTATAAGGTGGATTACCAATTATAGCTACAATAAACCCCTCCACAGATGCATCGTGTCGCATACCGTTACCAATACACGAACGCAGGTCTCCTGCATTAACTACAAAGACCTTCTGGTTAGGAATATCATAGGGTACATCCCCCAAAACATTTCCATACTTTAGTTAATAAATCTTATTTATATATTTTAATAAGCCAGAATATAAATAAATTACGTCGGCACGTGTTTTTGGATAATCTATCTGAATAATGTTAATACATTCATCTAATCCTTCTGGTATAAATGACGGATGTAAAACAATTAATAAGGAACAATGAAATAAACTAGTTTTTAAATAGGGAAGGGATAAATCAGTTGATTCATCATGAATAATTCCTATCCACTCCTGATGATACACAAACTGTTTAAAATAATCATTAATATTATCTATCAGATATATAGTATCATTGGTCTTTTGGTTGGTTAGTATTTGATATTTCAATCCGTAATTGATAAAGTTATTCCATACAATATTGTTGGAATAAATATGGGAAATTTGGAGAGATTTATAGGCGGGTGTTAAATTAGTATCTGGTCTAAAAATCTTGTGTCCGCCTACGGGATTTTTTCCTTCACAGAATTCAACTCCGAATGATTGTGCGGTTTCAAAGGAGGGAATTTTCCCTATATTTAACAAGGTAATATATTTTACGTAAAATATATCTTCTATGCCGACGACATCTAATCCTCCAGCTATTTCAATACACGATATCATTGTTTTTTTGGTACGTAATGAAAAACCACCATTTCCTACGGAATAAGTAAAGGATTTTGGCCAAGGCGACCCTACATAATCATACTCTAAGAAAGGCTCTATGTTTCCATGAAATAAATAACTATCTGATTGATATAATAACAGTTTTTCCCCATGAAATCTATTCCAAAAATCAGTAGTCATAAGCAGGTTAGAATATTCAGTAATACTTATATTATTAATATCCAAATGAATAATACGAATATTCGGAGAGATAGTAGCAACCATCTTCTTTATTTGGACGATATTATTATTACCACAAACGATGGTATGACTCCAGGTTGGTAATTTTAATATGGTATTTCTCACTAAAAATTCTATATGCTTAAACCATCTGAATTCTATAAAAAAGGCTTCGTTCACCTGATTTAGTTTAATGTTTGGAATCAGAATATTTCTAATAATAGGTATATATTCTAAACACTTATTTTGATAATCTAATATATTAAACCCACCTCTATTTTTCGTACTAGTCATTTGTAAGATTCGGGTTTTGTTATGATGCATAAATTTCATAATATACTGAATTATATCATTTTAATTCTTTATTCTTACCGTTTATATTATCAGTTGAAGTCGCCTAATATTGATATAATTGTTTACATAATAAGGCACAAGACCAATCCATCTTATTTAAATTAATGACATTACCATCCTCGGTTAAAAGTTTTATTTTTAAACTATTAATCGTAATTGGTCCGAAATATTTTCTCTCATTATTCAATAATGTAATATCATTATTAGTAATCGTGTCGCCATATTTTATAGAATTATCTTCAGGTATACGTATAATAGCAAAAATATTGTTGGTTGGGGAGACTGTTTTATAGGTTGGTTTACTTCTAAGTTTCGCTACAGCATTTATAGAAGCCACTTGAGCCTTTGTTATTCCTCGTATTTCACCACTTAATCCAGTATTGTATTGATAATAATTTTTGTATTTTCCATCCGGACAATGAGCTATTTTTAGTCCATATTTTATTGAATTTATTTTGACATTATTTTCAGTAGATTGGATAGAAATTAATCCACTATTCAATTGGTTATTATTATAGTCATCAATACTTAATAATAAGTATTTGGTTAACCTTAAATCTGCAGGAGCATCGCTAATAGCAGTATATTTCCATAATAGCTTAACCGTTGCCGCCGTTGCCGGCTCTATCTGAGGGTATACTCTCATTATATTACCAGGTGAATTATGCAAATAGTCATCTGCTTTAATCTCAGTTTTGACATGAGTATATACAGTTTCCATTTTATAATAAATTGTGTCCTTAATAGGATCATATGATATCGTTTTATCGTTGTTATAATAAAGGTCATTCTCCTTAGTATCTAAATATATATTTGCACCTAATGGAGAGTATTCTTGACTAAAATCTATATAATAAGCGGGGGTGCCAATCTGCTCTTTATTACCCGGTATATTATCATTGACCATATAAGAGATCCCTCTACGGAATCCCAACTTCCAACCTAAATTATTATTAGCTTTACTATTTTGGTTGGTTACATTCAATATATTATACCATAATATATAAAATGGCGATTCAGTAGTGATATTTTTTCTATAATCACCCGAAAATGTAGACGTATAATAATTAATGATCGTTTTTCTTGTATCTGTGTCTAACAAAAAGCGTATATTGGCTGATGGGTCGTTTAGTTTAACCTGATCGTTAAGAACCGTATAGATATTATTTTCACCCGTTAAATAATATTGTCCCGTGGGTATTGTAATGCTACTCAAATCTTGTCTGTCGTGAGAGATTGCAGTGCTACTCGCGTCGCTATATTGAAAAAAATTATTACCATATAGTTTGTCTATATTATACCATAAATAAGGTATTGAAATATTATATAATTTTAAAGATAATACATTGTTTAATGGATCCGATAAATATGCGGTATATTGGGTAGAGGATTGCTTATTTGGTTCTAAGCACTCTCTCCGATTTATGGTTCGTTGATGTAGCGAAATATTGGTGACATCATGCCCTGTAATTGGGTCTAACAATGGGTAAGAATTCTGCCGAAATTTACTATCTAAATTTATAATTCGGGTAATCGTATTTTGAAACGTTGGATTTAAATAATCAGGTGTAGAGTCTAATTCATATGTAAAGTTTTTTTTAGGTTCCTTTAAATGGGTCAAAATACTATGCGTGTCGTAATTATAAGTAGCCGATTCATGTCTCGTTTTTAATTTAACACTAGCTACTAATTTTTTACCCGCCGCCTCTATAAATCTTTGGGCCACAATATTACTGTTTTTTTTACTTCTTTTATAACTATCCATTACTGAACTTATCTCATACTCGGTTAACGGGGACGAGAGTTTAAACATCTTCATTAATTCATCAACCGAATATGCCTCAATATTACTCTCCATATAATAATAGGTTGGTATCATTTTATATTTAATTAAATATAAAGTTAGTATAATTTAGGGTGGTGGGTCTCATGTGACGGTTTCTTGTGGTGGATTATCTTCCGTATTATTCTCCTCAACATCGGGAACCTTACGAGAGCATTGAAATAACCCGCAACATAATTTTATAGTGACACATCTGCTGTGTTGCACCTGGGCAATAACCGCTACTATAGCAGCTGCGGTAGTAGTAATTAATACAGCGACGGAGGTAATTTCAGCCATTAATATAAATCGTATATAATATAAAGAGATAATAATAAAATTATTATGCTATTCTTGTTCTTTTTTATTATGGCCTATAGAACAATAACATTAGACGTAGATAATATACTACCTATATATGGGGCGATAAACTCTGAAATGGCGGAGGAATTTGTCTACAAAGAAAAAACGAAAGATTCTTATGTATATATAGATAGTGTTGGTGGGTCAGTAGAGGCTGGAAACCGTATAATAAATGAAATACAAGCATACGATTTACCGTGTATAACGCATAAGGCATATAGTATGGCAGGAGCAATTTTCCAAGGCTGTAATAAACGATATATACTACCATATAGCAAACTAATGTTTCATAATATGACCTATGGCAAACCACACCAATATCAACATCAATTAGAGCAGGAATACATAGATACTATTTTACGTCATTCAAGTATTTCACGGGGCGAGGCAGTGAAAAAAATGGAAAAGGACTGGTATATAGTTGGAAAAAATATACTGGCGTTGGAGTTTGCCGATGAAATGGTGCATATTAAATGTACTCCGCGATTAACGCAGACATCCTCGCCTAAACGAAAGTCCATGTGTCCGACCATTCATTCACAAAAGGATAATTTTAGATGCGGTGTATTAGGATGCTAGGCGTGTCTGGGTGCAGGCCGCTAAGCAAACTAATGGTGCTTGAACCGCTAGTTTCAAACTTCTCTCTAAATAAGTAAGGATTATTTTACCGTTATCCTCGCGAGTGCCGTGGCTATACATTTGCGGGCGAAGTATCGATATACCTGAACCGCGCTTTAAATGCCCTGAGCCTTTAAATACTATTTGTTCAAATTCTTCCATTAGTTTTGTTTCAATGGGTGTAAATTTAGACGCATCTTTGCGAAAGTTACCTTTATAAATGTGTCTATTATATTCGCCAGAGGTATATATTTTCTCTCTGGCATATTTTTTATTTTTGATGCGGCCAATGCCCATTATTTTATTGGTACTATTATTCATTTCAAGGACATAAATAATAGTATCAGGAGGAACAGAGGAATTAATTGGGAGAGAACATCCATAAATGCATCCATTATTGGATTGTTTCTCTCTATAAGAAGTGTTTTGTATCCAAGTATCATTGTTAAATCGCGTGACTGCAATCATTTTAGGGAGGTAGGTAGAGGGAATATTAGGTATGAAATTATTACTTTTATTACTTTTATTATCAATTTTATTATTAATTACACAAATGAATAGATAATCTTCTCTTTCATGGTGGTACTTTTATGTTGAATATCATTTACCATAGGAACTATCTCTATTTTATAGTAGGGATTAGTTGAGAATCTCGATAAAAGGCAATAGATACAAATATTTTCATACAAATATTTTCATTTAAATATATACAAGTACAATATATTTATATGAGTAAGCCTCCATATACTGATATATTTAGTAATAGATGGGGGTGGCAATTTATGCAGGCGGATGGCATGTCGGTAGCGGCAATGAATGCTACAAGACCTAAGAGGCCTAAAAGCACCTCGTCGGGTGGCGGAGCTCCTCGTGCGCCTCCGGTACCTCCGGCTCCACCGCTTCCCACCGATTCTCGAGTGGGGTCTTCTACTCCATCCATATTTGGTAATTTAATGTCTACGATAGGACAAGGCTTTGCGTTTGGTACAGGCAGTGCTATCGCCCATAAAGCAGTTGATACGGTGGTAGGCACTCCTCTAGTAATAGAAAAGGAAACTACGGAGGAATTAATTAGAAGCATTGGGGTGTCATGTAGATATTTTAAAGCTGCTTATGATGATTGCGTACAAAATAATGGTAGTGAATGCGATAAGATAAATGACCATTACAAGCAATGTTTAGAGATATTGAAAAAATATGATAATGTCCTACCTTAGTTCGTGTAATTGCTCTAGTAAAGGATATGTCCAGTCTAAATAATGTGCCTGAACTTTATGTAAGGGATTGGTCCGAGTGCACCTGTCTTTATACTTGCAATAACGGTACTTTATTTTGTCATTTACATAGGAAAACGGTATATCTCCGGTCTGAATCTGATTTAAAATATATATATATGATTTAATATCTTTATCGTCTGTTAATTTAGAAAGTGCAATGATAAAATAGTTGTAGGTATCTGACGTGGTTCTTAAGCCTAAGGTATTGACGATATCACGAGCGAAGCTGTTTTGGGCTTTGATTAACTTTTTTATCGGTTGATCGATATTAATCCCTGCATTATATTTAGCACTCCATCTCTGAAAGGTTTTTTCTAAATATGAGGGTGATCCTGCGATCCGTTTGCGAGCCCGTGTTTTATTATGTCGGCGGACATTTTTCCGTGTTTTGCGCATGTTATAGTTAAAATACATATTAAAAATAACATACATAAAAAGGTATATGAGCGACGAGAGAGTTGTAAACGTCATGAATAGTTTCCCATTAATTACGAATATGATGGGGTATCATGAAATATATGGCGTACTAAAGCATTTGCAATATGTGTTGGAGAATAATATTCCGGGTGACATTGTAGAGTTTGGTTGTTTTGTGGGAACCACCAGTATTTTTATACGAAAAATGCTGGATGAATACAAGAGTGACAGACAGTTTCATGTGTATGAAAGTTGGCAAGGTTTGCCCGAAAAGCATTCAAAAGACCATAGCACCGATGAGAGACAGTTTAATGCGGGTATGTTTCAAGTGCCCAAGGAGCAATTCCTAAGCGTATTTCAGAACTTCTCTCTGGAGTTGCCAATTATTCACTCGGGATTGTTTAAAGACATTCCAGAGGTAGAATATCCGAAAAAGATTGCGTTTGTGTTTATGGATGGAGATTTTTACACTTCTACTCGTGATGCATTAGATAAGGTATATAAAAAGGTAATAAATAATGGAATCATACTGGTAGATGATTGTGGTTGGGCACCTTTACCCGGTCCTAAAGTAGCGTGTGAAGAATTTTTAGAGGATAAGGTGGAGGAGTTAGCGTTCACAGGGTATCCTAGCAAACACTTTCAGTTTGATGGAAATTATACGGGGGGAAAGATCGTAAAGGGTGGAGAGTCGGTTGTATTGCATTCTACTGCTGCGTTGCTGAAATTACAGCCTAAAAAAGACGCTCCACAGCCTATGCCGTTTGCTCCACCCCCGATACAAAATACGAATATATCCACCCTATATAAGGAGGGTGATAATGTACTAATTTATAGAAATGGTAAGGATGCATGGGTAAAATCAACGGTAGTGCGTTTTGTGGAAGAAACGAGTAAATATGAGGTAACCTATGATAACGACGAGGAATCTTATTTTGAATTATTACAGCCGGGTGGAGATAATCATTTTCCTATGCTTTAATTCATTTCCATAGCGGTAGGTTGGAGAGATAACTCTCCGCGCATATAGCTAATAATTTATTCTCTCCTAAAAATTGAAATGCTTTTTAGCCTATAGAGGAAAGTACCCACTATGTTCTCTTTATCCAGTTACGCTTCTGAAACAACGTCCGAAACATCCGCCCGTAATATGGCTGCTAGGCAACTTTATACCGAGAAGATATTTAGAGCAGCCATCCTGCGTAAAAGTAATAGAGTAAAAACCCTACTTCCGGTCCAACCTGACTGCATAAAGGGCGACAAGAAAAAGGAAGAAGTCTTCATTACGGCTAAAGAGGCATTCGAAGTCCTTGGGAACTGTACTCACCCACGAGGAAAAAACCGAGTGTGGAAAGTCCAAGAACTAAGGTCTACAGGTGACCTGGTACACCGAAGAAATATGCAGCTAAGAGGGTTTGCTCAGGTCCTTCCAGACAAGTTAAAGTATGGTGAGTGGGTGGATTCGGATTTGGATATGATAAATTTAATAGATGACGAAAAAATAAGGACAATCTTACTTGAGGCGATATCAAAAGGCGGGGAGATGTCTAAGGAAGATTTAGATATGGTTAAAGACTGGGAAACTGAGAAAAATAATTATCTAACATGAGGAAATTAAGACGTGGGACGTGTAGAAGTATCATTATGAAAAGAAATAATTAAACAAAAATAATAATTTATACCAAAAATAATATTTTAAGCAATAGAAAAAACCCTAATGGGTTTTTTTCGTTAAGGTATCCCGATACCTATATAGTATGATTATAAAACACGTAATATACAGCCCATTATCTGTAAATATCGTATTTGTTTCACCGCCACTAAACCATTCTAATCGTTTGCTTTCCGTATGATACGGACAGTCTCCAACGCAATAGACGGCAATCTTCGCAATAACCATGATTGCAATAATTAAATAGAGGATACCTTTATTATTGGCAAAAATACTACCTAATAGAAGGGTAGTGATATACAATATATGAGTAATATATAACCAATATCTCTCTTTTGTGAATAAACTATAAATAGCAATCACTTGAATGCCTAAAATGAATCGCATAAAATAAGAGTCAAAGAAGGAGAGCATTTGTGTTTTTAAAATATAAATATTAGAAGCACTCATAAATAAAAATAAAGAGAGAAGACACCAATTCATTATAGTATATGGATATTATTTGGTTCCCGTAAAATTGAATTCTTTTTTAAATGGTAAAACAGTATACAATGTCGGATAATACCTCAGATCTAAAAACGAATTATATGGATGACGACGAATATAAGGACGATGATGTGACGATTACTATTTCTAGGTCCAATTTATATTTAGTAACCTTGGGAATATTCCTGCTATTTCTTTTTGGTATTCTTCTTATTATGTTTAAGAAGAATCGCGTCTATAGTGAACCCAAATGTACGACTTATCATACGGCATGTACTATGATAATGGACCCTAATACCGTATATGTTCCTGAATTATGTGCGATATGTTTCAGTATATATACGGAGGACGATATGATTACTACATTAACGTGTGGTCATTCTTTTCATAAAGAGTGTATTAGCGAATGGTATACTATATCTACTTCAGAGGCGGAGAATGAGAATGCCAATTGTCCATGCTGTAATGAGGAATTTACCCTGACGCCGGATCCACCCCAGTCAATCGCTATCCCATCAGTTGAGCTGCGGCGCCGGCCTAGCTTTGGAGTGGGACTGTTTTAGCGTTTAGAGGCTGGGATCGCTTGCAGTGTATATGCGCACTGCCTTTTTAGCTCGGCTGGTTCCCCGAAGCGCAGCCTGTAGGACCACATTAGTATTATTATGGCTTAACGAACTTAAGTAGAATATACACTGCTTCAATATAAGGTTGATTACATTCATAGGCATATATACCGACTAAGATAAATATTTATAAGTTACTAAGGTTATAGCGCATTTTCATTGCGTTACGTGTTTTTTCTGTCCAATACTTACTTTTATTATCTGGAATACCCAAGCAAACTCTCTGTGCATTACTACTTTTCATTAGGAATCTCTCTAGTGGGTTTGTATAATCACATAATTTCCTCGCCCAGCCCTTATTCCAACTGGTGATCCAATCGCAGTTTGCCTTTTTAAACCCTATATTTTGGACGATTCGGGTATGTCCTGGGTTAGTCGGGGTGCCTCGGTGCCAAAGGTCATGTCTATAAAACAGAACACTACCCGGTTTAAATGGTATTGATATTTCTCTCTCGTATAAATGTTGTCGAAAGGAATAGACGGTTGGATGATGGATTTTAAAGTAATGTTCCACCAATGTTTTATCATTTTTGAACGGATATTCGCGTAGTCCAGCTATATTATCATATGGTTCTTTATATAGGGGGTCATAATCGCCTAACTTAGGAACTAGTCTAGTCTCTCCACCACACTTTTCCGAATCACTGTAGTAAATAATAATAGCGACGGATTCAGGATTATTCCAATCGGGTGGATACGTCAGGTAATTATTCGGATAATCCATATGCATACGTTGGTCTTGGTTAGAGTTTACGGGATTGGTATGGTCATTCGTTTTAGACCAAATATCGGATTGGATAAGCCGAATGTCCTCTGAATCTAATAGGTGTTGGCACGTAGCAATGAGGTCGGGATGAAGGGTAATATCATTCAGAAAATCATGCTCCGTGGGAAATTCTAACACTCCCTTATGGCTACCGAAATCGTGTGTATTCGGAAAGGGTATTGTTTCAAGGCGTTGCAGTGTTTTTTGTATATCGGGGAAAAAATTATCCACCATATAATAACCTTGTGTTTTCCACAAGGATTTCATTACCTACTATCCAATATTATGGAGAATTATTTAAATAATATGGAGAATTAATATATCATATATATATATATAT